CGGGAATCCAGTGGTTCCCTGGCCGTATCAAGAAATGAGTGAGAGAATCCTTGTACGGCAAGGGATTCGGGCAGGTCTTGCCCACCATTCCTGCCCTCTTGCCCACCAATGGTCGCGGGCGGGGCGTTTGGTGGGCAGTTGCCCACCGGTCCTTACAGGATGTGTTTCAGTTTCTTTGTGATCATCTGTACCGGCCTCTCCTGCATCTCGAGGCGGCTGTCGACATAGGTCATGGTGCTCTTGGCATCGCTGTGGCCAGCACGTGTCATGATCTCTGTCAGGGATGCATGAGACTCGCCGAGCATCGTCAGGTTGGTGTGTCGCAGGCAGTGGAAGTCGAAGTCGCGGATGCCCATCTCGCGGATGCGCTTGCACTGGTAGGAGAGCGAGCAAGGCTTGATGTACTTGCCATTGGGCTGCGTGCAGATGAGGTCGAGGCGAGGGCCGGGTGCCGGGT